AATATTATTAAATATAGAGTTAAATGGATTTTTAAAATAGTTTATAAACTTTATATGAATTATGTTGAGCTATATGACTTTGAAAATCTGATATAAAAGGAGAAGAGGATAATATGAAAACGATAAATATAAAAGGTAAAAATTATGTTCCAGTCGTTGAAAGACTGAAAGAATTTAGGACTTTAGAAAAATTTAAAAATTGGAGTTTAGAAACTGAATGGCTTTCTATAACTCAAGAAGTTGCAACTTGCAGAGTAATTATAAGAGATGAAACTGGAGTTTTAAAATCTACTGGAACAGCAATGGAGTTAAGAGATGAAAAAAGTTCTCTTGTAAATAAAACATCTCATGTTGAAAATGCTGAAACATCAGCAGTAGGTAGAGCATTAGGAAACTTAGGAATAGGCTTAGATGGAGACGAAGTTGCTTCTTATGAAGAAGTATCAAGAGCCAAAAAGCAACAATTAATCAGTTCTATTAATTCAATGGTAGATGAAAGAAACAGAGATGAATATGAAAAAGAATATAAGTTATCTGAAATTGGAATGATGTCTATTGAAGATTTAGAAGTCCTTGAAAATCAATTAAAAATTAATCAAAAAGCTTTGTTGTGTGAAGCTATAACAAATATAGCAACGACTGAAGATATGGAAGGAATTTTGAAAAAATATAAAACTAAAAATCTTGGAAGTTTAGATTTAAAAGACTTAGAAACAACTCATAACATTTTAGTTAAATTTAATCAAAAATGTAGCCAAAAAGAATTAGAAGATTTAGGGACACTTTGTAAATTTGTGGATATAGACATGAAAAATTACATAAAAGAACATTATAAAAAAGATGTTGAAGAATTAACTAAAAGAGAATATTCACAAATGAAAAAGAAATTAAATAGTTAGGAGGATAATTATATGAATTTAGTTGTGTTGAAAGGTAGATTGGTAAGAGATGTAACTTTATTATTTGGAAAATCTGGAACACCTTATACAAGCCTTGTTGTTGCTGTTAATAGATATAGCAAAGAGAAAGATTTAACAGATTTTGTATTATGTACTGCTTTTAGTAAGACAGCAGAATTTATTGCTGAATATTTTAGAAAGGGGCAAGAAATTCTTATTAGAGGTAATGTAAAAGTTGATTCTTATGAGAAAGATGGAAATAAAATAAGTAAACAATATATAGTAGTTGAAGCAGTGGAATTTGTAGGAAGTAAAAAAGAAGTAGAAAATGCAGAAACTAAGGAAGAAACACAAGATAACGAAGAGTTTCCTTGGTAAATAAATAGATAGGAGTAAATAAAAATGAATAAGTTTGGATACAGCAGGGATACTCAAAAACTAATCTATGCAATATTTGGAGAAATATCTAATTTCTTTACAGGACAAGAAGCAGGAAGCATTCCATATAAATTAGATTTGGAGAAAACTAAAAGACAAATAAAAGAGAGATTTTTGGAAGAATATGATTTAAAACCTTTAAAATCTCCACTTACAGATTTTTCTAATTTTCTAAAAGAAAATAAATATAAAACTATAAAAGAAGCTGAAACAGAATTAAAAAATATCTTTGTAAATTCTCTACAAAGTTCATTGATAGAGAACAAAACTTTTAGTTTAGCTTTACCCTGCTTATCTCAACACCAAGCAAATGATTTTGTAAGTTGGTTGATAGAAATATGTATTCATTATGGAGTCCCTTTAAAAACAGATATTAGAGATACAATGGCAGATAATTATGAAAAGGCTTTTAACTATGTATGTCTTAAAAATAAAGTTTGTGCTATCTGTGGTAAACCTGGAGAACTTGAACATTATGATAATGTTGCAAGGATAGGAGGCTATAAGTTTGATGATGGGAGAGAACTTAGATATATGTGTTTGTGCAGAGACCATCACACTGAAAGTCATACAATAGGAAAAATAGAATTTAGTAAGAAATATCATATTGCTGGAATATTTTTAAGTGATAGACAAATAAAAGAATTAAAGAAAGTGTATACTAATCACTTTCAAGCTTTTAAGGAGGATTAATGGAAAAAGAAAAGGTATTGGAGATAGAAATAACTAAGATTAATAATGATTGGAGTGCTATCACAGTTAAAAAAATTTTTATAAATCGTATTTATCCTCATATTCCTTTTTTAATGAGGAATGAAATTATTGGACTTCTTGAGGATCTCGTAAATGCAATTAATGAAAAATATGAAATACCTAAGAGATTTAAACCAGAAAAATGTGAACAATACCACTTTATAACTTCGGATGGATATACAATTTCTAAGTTAAATTTTATGCATACAGAAGATAAATGTAGATATAATTTAGGTAACTGTTTTAAAACCAAAGAAGAAGCACAAAAAGTTATAGATAGTAAAGAGTGGCAAGAGTTTTGGGAAAAAGTGAGAAATGGAGAAATTGGAAATGATTAAAATAATAAAAAATAGCGAAATAAATAAAAAAATAGATAATATAAATAATGCTAAGCATTATCAGATTTGTGGATTTAATAGTATAAAAATAATTGAAAAAATATTAGGTAAAGAAGGTTTTGTAGCTTTCTGTTTAGGGAATATTCTTAAATACTTAATAAGAGCAGAAAAGAAAAATAAATTAGAGGACTATAAGAAAGCAGCTAAGTATTTAGAATGGGTTATAGAAAGAGATAATGAAATCAAGCACCATATAAATATAAAACAAATGGAACAAGATCTAGGAATTACATGGAATAAAATTATAACAGAGATTGCTAAAGATTTAAATGTAGATGATGCTGTTGAGTTAGATGCTATTTTTAGAAATATTTTTGATGAAAATTATGAAATAGCAAGAGAAATTTTAGATGACTTTATAAAAGAATATGGAGTTGATTCTAATGACTGAAGAAGATAGAAAATTCTATAAGTGGGCTTTAGAAAAAGTATTAAATTTTGAAGCTAATGATTTAAAATTACAAGAATTTAACAGATTTAAGATTTTACTTAAAAAGAATGATACATTTGTCTTTAAGAAAGTGAGAGGTGCAATATGATAAAGGCTAAACCTCGTAAGAAAAATATTGTAAAAGTTAATGAGAAGCAAGAAATTAAAATTACTAGACAACCAACTAGCGAACAGTTAGAAGAATCAAAATTGGCTTTTACTCTTTTAAATATAACTCTTATTTGCAGAAATCATAAAAATATTTGGGATAATGAAATAAAAAATCATGATGGTTATATCAGATTTGACAAATTAATGATGATATGCAAAATAAGATCCTTAGCAAACAAGATATTTGATGCCAATTTTCAAGCTGATGAAGAAGAAGAAAATGTAAAAGATAACTTCTTTTATAATAATATTTTAGTAGAGCAAGTTAATAGGAGCATTACAGGAGTTGGAGAAAATCCATTAGTAACAATTGATGACAAAATTCAAAGATTGCCAGGGGGGTTTATTGGAACACTAGGCTCACTAGCTAGAATGGTAAAAGACTTGGTTAGATTAAAAGGAGTTATAAAAAGTTTAGGTATTGAAAAGGATATTAAGAAACTAATAAATACGTCTGAAAAATATTTAGCTTGGGTTTATAACGAAATAACTTTTAATGAACTTTTATAATAAAAGGAGTTGATAAAAATGAATAAGATTGTAACGATAAATAATGTAAGAGGATATATAGATGAAAAAGGTACTGCTTGGCTAAATCTTGAAGATGTTGCAAGAGGTTTAGGATTTACTCAAATTAAGAATAAAAAGGAATATATAAGATGGGAAACAGTAATTTCCTATTGCAATGAGTTTTCCCAACAAGTTGGGAAAGAAAGTTTTATTCCTGAAAATGTTTTTTATAAACTTTGTATGAAGGCAAATAATGAAGTAGCAAGAACATTTCAAGATTTAGTTTGTGATGAAATATTACCTAGCATCAGAAAAAATGGTGGATATATAATTACTAAAGAAAATGATACTCCTGAAATGATAATGGCTAGAGCAGTGTTAGTAGCTCAAAAAACAATAAATGAGCAAAAAGAAAAAATACAAAACTTAGTAGAAGAAAATAAAAGTCAAAAACAGATAATAACTGAACTAAAGCCAATGAAAGAATATATGGATACAATTCTTTCAAGTAATAATACAATGACAATAACACAGATTGCAGCAGACTATGGACTATCAGGACTTAGATTAAATAAAATATTACATGACAAAAAATTTATTAGAAATGTTAATGGTCAATGGCTTCTATACTCTGAACATATGAATAAAGGCTATACGAAGTCTGAAACTATAATAATGAAAAGAAAAGATGGAACAGATAAAGCAATACCAACTACAAAATGGACTCAAAAAGGCAGATTGAAAATACATAATATTCTAACTAATCTAGGATTTTTAGCTAATATGGACAAAGAAAAGAAAATTTCTTGAAGGAGGAAATATGGAACAAAAAAGAGATGATATAATAAAAAATACAGTAGTTGAACAAATTGAAGAACTTTATAAAAAATTAATTTTAAGAAAAAAGGCTTCATAAATGGAAAAAGTAGCTATTTATATAAGAGTTTCTAAAAAAGAACAAAGTAAGGATAATGGGAGTGAGAGCTCCCTTAACATCCAGTTAAAAAAATGTTTGGACTACTGTAAAGAAAAAAATTATGAAGTTTTAAAAGTTTATCAAGATATTGAAAGTGGAAGAATAGATGACAGAAAAGAATTTAATGAACTATTTGAAGCTATTAGTAAAAAGATCTATACTAAAATAGTTTTTTGGGAAGTTTCAAGAATAGCTAGAAAAATATCTACTGGAATGAAATTTTTTGAAGAACTAGAATTATATAAAATTACTTTTGATAGTATATCTCAACCATATTTAAAAGACTTTATGACTCTCTCTATATTCTTAGCTTGGGGAGCTGAAGATATAAAACAAATGTCTTTGAGAATAAGAAGTAATTTAGAAGAAAAGACAAAGGCAGGATATTTTGTTCATGGAAATCCTGCTACTGGATATATCAGAGGAGAAAATAAGATGATTGTTCCTGATCCTGAAAAAGCTCCTTTTATTCTTAAGATTTTTGAAACTTATGCTGAAACTCATAACTTATCTGAAGTTGGTAGAAGATTTAAGAAAACAAGATCAGATATAGTGGAAATAATTGATAATAAAATTTATATTGGTTTTGTTCCTTTTAGAAGATATGTTAAAGAGCTGAATGAGAAAAAGAGAAAAGAAAGTAGAAAAAATATAAAATGGTATAAGGGACTTCATGAACCTATTATTCCTTTAGAATTATTTGAATTTTGTCAGTCTCTAAGAGAAAAAAATATGAAAGTTAGAGCTTCTTTTGGAAATGCAAAACCATATTTATTATATTCTTCTCTTATATATTGTAAATGTGGTTGTAAAATGTATCAGCAAAAAAGAAAAAAAAGCTATGAGACTAAAAATGGAAAAGTAACTCGTACTTACTATTCATATACTTGTGTTAATAGAAAATGTAGAAAAGTTTTCTCAGCAAAAACAATGGATAAAGCAATAAAGGATCTTATTTTAAATTCAAAAGAACTTGAAGAACTAAATCAATATAGCTCTAAAGATAAAAAGAATGAGGAAAAGAAGTTTTTAAAGTTAAAAAACGACTTGAAACTACTTGAAAATGAAAAAGAAAGAGTAATAAATCTATTTCAAAAAGGATATATAAATGAAGAAGAACTTGATAATAAATTTAAGGATATCAATAACGATTTAAAGATAACTAAGGAAAAAGTTAGTGAATTTGAAAAAATCTTAAATATTTCAACTCCAAAAGATATAAAGATTTTAGAAAAACTAAAATTCATAATTGAAAACTATGATGAAGAAGATATTATTGAAACAAAAAAGATTTTAAAAATATTGATAAAAGAAATAAGAATAATTTCGTTTAAACCTCTGAAACTTTCTATTTTATTTTATTGAAAAGCAACTTTATATAAGTTGCTTTTTTTTACTGGTGTGATATACTTAAAAAAAGGAGTGATATGAATGGAAGATAAAATTAAACAGTTAGCTAATATAATTAAAAACTCTAAGCATCTTGTATTCTTCACTGGCTCTGGTGTATCGACCGATAGTGGATTGAAGAGTTTTAGAGGTAAAGATGGACTATACAGTAGTTTGTATAAAGGCAAATATAGACCAGAAGAAGTATTAAGCTCAGACTTTTTTTGCACACATAGAAAAATCTTTTTAGAATATGTTGAAGAAGAATTAAATATTAATGGTATAAAACCTAATAAAGGGCATTTAGCATTAGCTGAATTAGAAAAAATAGGTATATTAAAAGCTGTAATAACTCAAAATATAGATGATTTACATCAAATGGCTGGGAATAAAAATGTTTTAGAATTACATGGAAGTTTAAAAAGATGGTATTGTTTAAGCTGTGGAAAAACATCAAATAAAAATTTCTCATGTGACTGTGGTGGAATAGTTAGACCTGATGTCACTTTATATGGAGAAAATTTAAATCAAGATGTTGTTAATGAAGCTATTTATCAAATAGAACAAGCAGATACTTTAATAGTTGCAGGGACAAGTTTAACAGTTTATCCTGCTGCATATTATTTAAGATATTTTAGAGGAAAAAATCTAGTTATAATCAATAATGAAAGTACTCAATATGATGGAGAAGCATCTTTAGTTCTAAAAACTAATTTTGCAGATACTATGGAAAAAGTTTTAAATATAATAAAAAAATAGAAAAAGAAAGAGCTTTTTATTATCAAAAGCTCTTTCTTTTTCTATACATATAGACCTGTATTTTTTTCAACTAAATCATGAAAATTGATTTTATCAAAATCATCTAGTAATTCATCTTGTATCTTCTTAAGTGCAAGTCTAATTGAGCAGTTTGCTCCTCTAGTAGAGCAGATAGTTGAACTGTCTATACAAGGTTGTAATACTATATCATCATCTATGATTTCTATAATATCTCTAAAAGTAAGTCTCTTAGGATCTCTTGTTAGAACATATCCACCTTTAGCACCTCTAAATATTTTTACAACTCCAGCTTTTTCTAACTTTTTAATTATACGTAAACAAAATAATCTTGGGATATTTTCTTCAGCTGATATTTCATTTGATGAAATAATATCCTTATCTCTATGTAAAGTAAGATAATAGACGATTTGTAAAGCGTATCTAACTTCATTCTTAATTTTCATTATGTTGCTCTCCTCACTGTTAATTTTCTAAAATTCAATCAATTCTACATTTGGATCTAATTTATAAATAACATTTTTTCTTTCAATTATAATTTGGATCTTTGATTTTAAATCTTCATCATTTTTTATTTTTTGTATAAGTTCTTTACTTGGATTAATAGCTCTAGGATTACCTACTGAAGATAACATAGAGTAGTCTCCATTAGTGTCACCATAAGCATAGCTTTTAGATAAATCGATATCATATTTTTTTATAAAATCTTCTATTGCTTCTTGTTTATGTACAGAATCCCACATAGGTTTAGTTATTTTACCTGAAAATGTTTGAGTTTCTTCATCAATTTCATAAACAGAACCACAAAA